TACAAAGTACGATCTCATTCATGCTTTGTCATTAGCTTAGAGAGGAAGGAAAAATGGCAGACCTACACACTTATTCTGTACAAGAATCACTTAATACGACAGTTGGAGGCACATGGACAGTAGCCTCGGCTGGAACTGCTGGAAGTTCAGCAGATGTAAACAACACAACCCATAAATTATTAGCAAGTAACTCAGGGACTATAGGGGTTCACGCAGCCGTAGAGATTTATTTTAATTTCACAACTTCAGAAACAAATGTAAATGCTAGTAATGACATGGTATTACCCAAGAACACATTAACATTTCTAACTGTTCCAAGAGGGTTAGGCAACACAATTTATTTTAATTATAACTCTACAAGTACCACAACAGGTTCTGTAAGGATAGTAGAGGTTTAAAATGCAGAGTTCAATGTTAAAATCCATTGTTGAGGACTTTGGCAATGGTGGAACAATAGATGGTGATCTTACAATATCTGGTGATTTAACTGTATCTGGGGGTGGTTCACTTAGCTTTGATGAAATAATCGAAGGTACACAAGTAATTGACATAACCAGCACAGAGGCATTTTTGGTTAGAAAAAATGGAGATGGCGGTGATGTACTCACAGTAGACACAACTAATGAAACAGTATTTATAAATAATCAACTAAATGTAACTGGTTTAGCAGGTTCAAGTGCAAGAATTTATTTATTCGATGTTGATGACACTACCTCTGCAAGTGAAGGATTTTTAATTCAAAGAAGCGGAAATAATGCTTTTCTTGAAAACAGAGACGATAGTGGTACGATTAACATTGGAACAGGAGATAGGAATAACGATTTGACTATTTCATCGTCTGGCGATACTTCTTTTAATGGTGAGATACGATTAAACGACAGAGATGGCGATGGTACGTTTGGTGGTCGCATAAGATACGACAACTCAGATAACGAATTAAGAATTGAAGCAAACGAAGTGTCTGGCGATGATGTAGCGATCAAAGGTAATGATGCTATCAAGTTTGAAGATTCTGGTGGCACAAAAATGCTACTTGATGGTGGTGTTTTAATGCTTGGTCATACGAGTTCAACTAATACAGGAAATCTAACTGCTCAAGCACAGATTGAAACAACTGGCTCTGGTTCAGCATTGGCAATAACTAGAAATACGAATGGTGCTTTTGGAAGTTATTTGGTTTTAGCTAAAACAAGGTCTGGCTCAGTTGGTGGCAGTACAATACTACAGGATGATGATGAGATAGGTACAGTTAGATTTTCTGGAGCAGATGGGAATGACAGAGCAAGTCATGCCGCAGAAATTAGTGCTCAAGTTGATGGTACACCCGGAAGCAATGATATGCCCGGAAGATTGGTCTTTAAGACAACTGCTGATGGTGCAAACTCAGCTACTGAAAAAATGAGAATCCAATCAGATGGGAAAATTGGAATAGGAACTGGTGCAAATATAGATGAGCTTCTCCATGTCCAAGCATCTAGTGGTAATGTTTATGCAAAGGTTGAAACAGAAGCATCAAATTCGTCTGCTGGTTTAAGGCTACTTGGGGGCAACAATGATGAGTCACGAATACACTTTGGTGATTCTGATGATGTAGATATAGGAAAAATTGTTTATATACATGGCTCTACAAATGCAATGACATTTACTACCAATGCTTCTGAAGCTATGAGAATTACATCTGCTGGGCAATTAGGCGTAGGAGTCTCACCAGATAAATTATTAACTCTTGGACAAGATGCTACTGATGGCGCTCAAACTGCATATTTAAAAATATTAGATACAGATACAGACACAACTGCTGATACTCGGCTTGAAATTTTATTTTCTAAATACCATACTGGAACAGATGCGGCAGATGTTGCTTCAATAGGTGGTGGCATTGAGCAATGGAGTGGAACAAGTAGTAATAGAAATGCTTACCTAGAATTTATGACAGTTGCTAGTGGTTCAAGAAGTCAAGCACTAAAGCTAGGTTCTGATAAATCAGCTTTATTTAGTGGGCAAATTCATTTAGGAAGTTCTAATCAACTTCGTATTTATTCTGAAGGAAGTGGTGGAAGCGATAATCAAATTATACTAGCCAAACTAAATAATCTAAGAATTTTAAATCAGCATCATGGTGGCAACATTAACTTTTCAACAGAAAGCTCTAGTGGTGCTTCTGCCACAAATATGGTTTTAAATTCTCATTCAAAAATTTCACTTTCTAATAATGATGCCAACACCTCTAATACAATTTTTGGTAAAAATGCATTTAATGATGGAGGCTCAGATGTGGGTGCTGATTATAATGTGGCTATTGGCGAACTTGCTATGGGAACTGGCACTCTTGGTGCTTCAGTAAATAATGTAGCTATTGGTTATAGAGCATTAACTGATATTACTGGTAGTGGTGGTGGTGGAGATGACAACGTTGCAGTCGGATATGATTCAGCTACAAGCATTACAACCGGCAGAAAAAATGTGGCTATTGGAATGAATAGCTTAAAAGGGTCTACAGATGCTGACCAATGTGTTGTTATTGGTGCATTAGCTTGTGAAAATGCAGATGTAGATACAGATGGTGTAGTTGCTATAGGATTTTCTGCTCTTAATGACCTTACAGATGGTGCTCAAAATACGGCTGTTGGCTATAAAGCAATGAGTGAATTGACCTCAAGTGCAAGTAATGTGGCAGTTGGCTATGAAGCATTAAAACTTCTTGCAACAGGTTCTGGAAGTAATATAGCAATCGGATTTGGTGCATTGGATGAAATACTAACAGGTTGTTGCAACATCGCCATAGGAACAAACGCACTAGGAAACTGCGATGGTGCTGAAAATGAGAATATTGCTATTGGTAATAATGCTGGTTTAAACTTAGATAATGGTCATAACAATACGATAGTTGGGGCTAATGCAAATGCTTCATCTGGTACTGCTAATGGTCAAATAGTAATAGGTAAAGATGTAACAGGATCTGCTGGTAATAGTAGTGCGACTTTAGGACTATCTACTAACAAAGTTTCCATTGATTTAGATGGAAGTGATACAAGTTGGGCGGCATCATCAGATGAGCGATTAAAAGAAAATATCCAGACCTCTACTGCTGGACTTTCATTTATAAACGAACTTAGACCAGTAACGTTTAATTGGAAAA